CGATCATCTTTCTCATAGCAACTTCCCAGAGTCTTTGGCTTGCTCAATGATAAGAGACAGTGTTGTGTGAGCCTCGTCTAGATAACCTTGACAGATACACACAAGGAAATCTACCTCTAAAGTAGTCAGATCATTAGCAGATGCAAAAGCTTTGATTTCAGTGACAACTTGAGGGTCTGTTAGATTGTGAAGAGGAGATATGGGAAGATCTTTATTTTCGATTAATTTTTCAAGGTAATGCATCGCCTTTTCTAAATCTTTCATTCCATCTTTCTTACGCCATCGTGTTACATATTTGACTGTATTACCTTCAAGATATCCCAATGGAATTTTGATAACAAAATCCCAAACTTGATAAGAACCAGCATAGTGATCTGGTGATATGTCATTTGCTTCCGGCATCGAGTCTCTCCACCTTTGCTAGATATGCAGATACTGCGAACTTTTCTTCTGTAGACAGAGTTAGTTTTCTTAATGCCGTATAGGTATCAGTTATAATAGGTTCAGCGTATTTGTTTCCTAAGCGACGTTCATGTAATCCAAATTCATACATATCTATAAGATCACAAGCCTTGGCTCGTATTCTTTGATAATCACTTATTTCAAATTCTTTAGGACCGCTCATTGCTACAACTGCATTATCTTCAAGTTCATCCATAATACTTTTTAGTTGATGATTCCTAGCTTTAACTGGGAATGGTAGATCTCCGGTATAGAGTTCACCTGCATCATGATAGATGAAATAGGTGGTAACTTCTGGTGGTAATGGTCCCCAGATTTCAAACCAAATTCTCATGCACTGCCATGAATGTTCACCTACAGTCTGTGTGTAAATCACAGGCCAAGTATGATATCGTCGTACTTGCCCTGCAAGACGACTGGTTGCGAGTACTTGGTCACGGTTCATTTGACCACCCTCGATGGGCCTTCTATAGTAATTATGACATTATCTCCAACATTTAAGTCAGGTTTTTCATATCCTATGAAAAGGCTCTCCCAACTTCCTTCAAGATGTATAAACCAACCTATACTTATCTTTTCAAACTTAGATGTATCACCATGACCACTAAGCCATTTTTCCCGGAAACGTTCCTCAATTCTCTTTAGTTTCGCTCCAAACTTAATTTTCACTGGAGGGCTAATGGATATCATTGTTTTTCCCTTCTTAATAACCATTCTTTACCTGCTTTTCGCCAGTCATGTGCTGTGACTCTTTGTATTACTTCAAGAGCTTTTTTCATATCTTTATTCTTATACAATTGATGTGCCAAAGCCATTGGAAGAATAGTATCTCTTAGAAACTGGTTAGAAAGATTACCATCGTAGTATTCTTTATTTCTATGTATCCCATGGATCCAATCCATTGTTTCTTCTAAATCTTTGTCGAACACTCCTGGATGACTGATCAGTGGTTGAGTTGATCCATATTGCTCAATTCCAGCACCAAGATGACCAGCATAGTTGACGTCAATAGTAATTTCTTCATCACCTACAATCCGCTTACGAAACATTTGAATATGAGATTCATACAAATGTAAGTTAGTCGAAACTTGCCAATATGACCCTATCTTAATTCCTATCATACTCGCAATATATTCTTGCATAATAGCGAAATGAACTGCATTCGCCCCACAACATCCCCAAATTAAATCGTTTGACCGATTAAACACAGTCATATCAAGGCAATCTTCGCGTATACGGAATGTAGCTACAAGATTACAAGCACGAGCTTTATCAGCTAACAAATCATCACGCCCTGCTCCCCACATCTGCAACACACATTGACGTGAAGATGGATTTAATCGTAATTGCCGAATAATTTCTAAAAGTTGATCGTAACCTAATGCATATCTCCATCTATATCCATATGCATCTGGAATTTTTCCATTAATTCCAAAATCCTTACTGAAATTCTTTATGTAATGATCTAAAAACGCACCGTCATTCCTCCCGGACAACATCCACATGGCTTCCATAAGGTGAAAGAATGGATTTGCGTCTCTGACCGGGTTGGTAAGGACGTGTTGCTTCGGGTTTTGATACCTGATAGCTACAGGAATCTGCGCGACTAAAGCAGGTCCTACTCTAGTATTTTCTTTTTTACCATAACCTATTAGATAGCTTATAGCACGAGGCAGAGCGTCGCAAACATTGACAGCGTCAATCACGTACATTGCGATTTCCCTTCCTGATAAGCCGCTTGCCACTGTATATTCACATCACTTCGTTCTTCCCAATCTTTCCAAACTGTGCCTGCGGATTTCGTGACCACAGTCACAAAATTAGGATGAAATTCTTTCAGTTTTAGTGCAGCTTTCATCTGCATTTCAGCGGTCCGATAGCTACTGCAACCACCTTCCGCTCCACTGCCTCGTTGATTCCAAACGTATTGAAAAGATACGCGATTTGGATAACCCTTGCGTAGTAGCTGTAATGTCAAATCAAAATCTTCCATCACTGGAACACGGCCAAGTTCTACATTCAAGCTTTGTAATGTGTGAGTGTCGTATGCATACGCATTCATCATTCTGGTAACATCACGATAAGTTTCTGGTCCTAAAAAATGATTACTGCCTTGACGAGCAGCTAGTCCAATATGAACAAAACCTTCCACTAACCATTGTTCCAGCGTTTGAAACATAGCTTCAAGTCGTTCAGCATCTTTAATAGTTTCTAGAGCAGGATCAGCCATGTTTGGTCTATAACAAAAGTCCATATCATCGTCCAACATCAACACATATCGTTCATTGTGCTTTGCTGCTAGTTCAGTTAATATCCATTTCCTTGTATGAGAAATACCGGTATGACTGTTTGGAACATATTCAACAGTCATGTCTAGACGTTCTCCGATGGCTGAAAGAACATTATTTCGGTATCGCCTCCCTTCAGTTTTATCTTCAGGAATACATAGCGCGATCTTGCGCTTGGATTTCATATCAACAAAATTACGCAATGTCACCTGTTTTTTCCAGTCCGGTCTACCACGACTTGGGATAGCTATTAACATCTACGCCACTCTATAAATCTGTCTTGGTCTACCCATTCCTAAACGAACCTTTTCATATTTACTCAATTCACAAAGACAGTTCTGAAGGTCTTGATTGTGGAGTCTTCCAATGCCAATCTCATTTAACATCGGTGTGACTAAATTATTCAGTTCTTGTAATTCAAAAAGCCATTCGCCCTTGGGCCATGGACTATCCATAGGTCGTTCCAGTACAATATTCAAACCTTTCATACTCCCAGGACCAGGACTTGCCCATGTCCACCAGTCAGAAGCATTCTTCATAAATGGTAAATACTTCAGATCAGCGACTAACTGCCCTCGCATAAATGACCCCAATCCCTCTCCTAAAATCCATTCATCCATCATATGTAACGATGGAGGGGTATGAAGCCAATCTACCCACATTTGCACCCATTGTTTTTGACACCATGCATGGAAATACTGAAGAACCCCATCACCTTTCGTGTGTCCTGTTCTTCCTTGTATGATAAATGCTCCAGTAACATGCGGAGTTGGAAGCTTCACCAAAATCTCCTGCAATGCCTCTATGTTATTAGTTCTGATGTAATGTTCAAATGGTGTTTGCTTTGTAAAATCTAGCTCACAGAAAAATGCCTCACACGTAGTCACCCGGTTAAACCAACGGTAGAGAACTGTTGCCGGGAATATATAAGGATTCTTTTCACCATAATGTTCCCGAATAACTTTTTGATAATTTTTTGATACAGCGTCGTCCTCTCTGTGAATATTAGTGAATCTATAAGCTTGTAGAATCATATCCTCAGTCCAAGGCCATGGTTTACCGGAAGCTCGGCGTTGACGGATAGCTTCCCTCTCTTCAATGAAAGCTACGAATCGTTTGATAGGGTTTTGGATATCTGATATGGGCATGGTTTCCTCTATTCAAACAGACCAGTGAAGTGCCTCTTGCTGTCCGGTTGCACGATTATTAAATCTCGATAGGTTCGTGTCACTCCTGTGTAAAAGACTCTTGTTTCTTCATTTATATTTGTGCTTGTTGCCATTCTTTCACTTGCTTTGGCAGTTTCGGAAAGCATGACGACTGTGTTGGCTTGCCCTCCTTTCACTCGATGAATAGTTGAAATATGTATATTCGGTTTATCTGTTACCTTGAACCCATTGTTCAATACTTTTTGAATATATTCTACATCTTTAGGTTCAATTTGTACAAATACCTCATTCCATGTACCATCAATCAGTAATCCATACTCATGTTTCAGTTGTTGCAATGAAAAATCAGGTGGATATTCTTCATCAGCTAAGTTAGACATTCTGGTTTTGTAACCGTAACTCACTCCCGGTTTTCCTTTACTGTGACCTTCGGATGGTAACAGATTATAAACGTGTACAATATCTGTAGCTGAAACTCGTTCACCTCGTTTTAATCTTTCCCATGCATCAATTCCCCTAGCAACCGGGAGTTTGATACTAGGATATCCAAAATACTGATACAACAATCCATGACCTCGGCAATACGGAATTAGTTTCCTACGTAACATTTTGATCGTACGACCTAACATCATTACACTACCATTAGAAAGCAGTGTCTGTGGATTTAATTGTGATATTCCTGCTATTTGACTAACACTACCAGCTTCTGGTCGTGGTTTCCAAGCTTTGATACGACGTTTGATGACTTTACCGATAACCCTATTAGCGAGACTATGAACTGAAATTGGAACTCGGTGACTTTGTTCCAGAATATGAGTAGTCCCCGGCATTGTAATGAATCGTTCTGATGCTCCTGCCCATGTGAATATAGTCTGATCATCATCACCAGCGATATATAGTCGTTTCACATACTTAGCTAGCATGAAGACCATAGCCCATTGAAGTTCACTGAGGTCTTGTGCTTCATCAATAATTAATACTTCTAGTCGTGGTGGATCATTTGTCTTAATAAACTCTTGTAACATATCTGTAAAGTCATGTAGCCCTTTCTCCTGTTTATATTTCCTGAAATGCTGGATGCATCGCCATGCTCTATCATAATCAGGAAGTATGAAATCATTTTCACTTAAAATAACTTCAATCGGTCGCTGCGTGATACGTGCGTAATTCTCAAAGAAAAGAATTAAATCATCACCATAAAAACTATTGTATGTTCCGTCATCGGACAAACTACCATGTAACTCATATCCATATTCAGAGCCAAAGTCACGGATGTTTTTACCGGAGAAAACTTGACTAGGTGTGAGTCCTAGATGTCGAAATGCAGCGGAATGTAGAGTATTGAAATATCTGAATTTAGAGCGTGGTAGATTAAATCGTGTAGCGGCACGACTAATTGCTTCTTCAACTGCTCTCTTCGTAAACGTCATAAACCCAATTCGATCAGGAGGAACACCGCGCTCCATCTCAGAAAGCACGGTGTCCAGTAGTGTTGTTGTCTTCCCGGTCCCTGGAGGGCCAAGAAATATTATTGGTTCAATCATGTTATCCCCTAGAGGGTGGTGCGGCAGTCACATAAGAGGAGATGCTCTCATGCCCACCGCTGCGGACTGTTGTTTCCTAACCAAGGACACCTGTCCGCTGGTCCTTGTCGGAGCGCCCGCTCACCCACGTTACGAAAATGAGCGGCCCCCTCCGCAGGGGAATAGTTCAAAATGGGATTTCTTTGTCATCACCTTCAGCGCCAGCAATCGGAGCCTCAGCTTTACGTTCGCCCCGTTTGACCGCAAGTGCGAAAGCTTTCGCGTGTTCATAGACAGGTTTAGGAACAAAACCTAGGAATTGGAATTTGAGTCCGAACCAATCACCTCTGGCGTTGCTTTGTGGAACCGTCGTTAACAGATAAAGTTGCGAGGTTGTTGGCATTACCTGTCCGGTCTTGGGATGGGTAAGCTGATGAAAATACGATTGCCATTGTCTTGCGAATGTATGTTTCGTCGAAGTACATGGTAGAACGTAGGGATGTCCTTCCACCATGATATAAAATTCGCGAGTGTCCGAAATAATATTGTCCCCGAGCATGACGACATTTCGTTCACCACCATCATCACCACGGATTTTTCTGTTTTGTACTCCATGTGGTACTTCAGAATGTCGGGCAACGAACCCTTGTCGTTCTGGCAACCATTCAATCCAACTACGCTGCATCCCACAGGGAATAGCTCTGATGCCATCTAAGCCACTGCGAACAGGTTCAATCGCACCACGTAACCAGAAATGACCAGGTTCAGCATCTTCTATATAACCTTCACCTCGTTTATTAACTTGAGGTGAATTGCTTTGTAAGATATAGACCAACGGTAGAAGTTGATCTGCCGGGTCAAAACTAACCCCAAGACCTGCATCTTGTGCA